GCGAGCCCTCAGCTGTTCGAGCCTGATCCGCAGGGCCCTCAGGGAGGCCTTATAGGGCCCGCCGAGCCCTCTGTAGGGGCGCAAGGCCCTCTAGAATGGCCGATTCAGCGCGCCCCCGCCGCGCCATTAGGGCCCGGGCCTTCGTGCCAACCCGACGCTATCGAGGGCCCGGAGGCAACAGCCTCCGGAGCCCTTAAGGCTCCGGGCCCTGTTGTTTCACGTGAAACAACGGGCCCTCAGGGCCCGGGCCCTGAGTTGTACGCGTACAACTCGGCGGGCCCTCAATTAGATTTGTTCAATGATAACAACAGCTTAGCCAAGTCAGGGCCCCCCGGAATCGGAAATGGGGCCCCAGTCGGGCCGGTAACTGGGACCCCTCACAGTGGCGGGCGCTCCCCCCTATTAGAACAAAACGGGTCCCCTTCTGCCGATGAGGGTACCGTGTACCCCAGCGCGGAAGATCTATTTTGAAGATCATCACCGGCTTCAAGCCGCAACCAGGCCCGCAGCACCACTTCCTGACCTGCCCGGCCGACATCGTCGTCTACGGTGGTGCTCGCGGAGGTGGTAAAAGTTTTGCGAGCCTCGGCGAGTTCTGGTGCCATGCCGAGGACTGGGGCCCGCACGCCAAGGGCCTGATGCTGCGCAGGTCTCGCGAGGATCTCAAGGACACCATAGATGTCGCCCGTCAGATGTACGGGAGTGCGGCAGAATGGAAGGACAAGGAGAAGCAGTTTCGTTTCCGCAATGGTGCCGTCTTTCACATGGCGTATCTGGAGAACGATGCCGATGCCATGAACTATCAGGGCTGGAGCCTCACTCGCGTCTATGTGGAGGAGTTGACCCAATATCCCAGTTCTGCGGGCATCTTCAGGTTGTTCGCGACATTGCGAACTACCTCGGGCGCCAGGTGCCAGTTCCGGGCAACCTGCAACCCGGGCGGCCCGGGCCACCACTGGGTCAAGAACTGGATCATCGACAACGGGCCCTACCGCCCGGTCAAGGACCAGGAGACCAACCTGATCCGGATCTTCATCCCGGCGAAAATCTCCGACAATCCAGCGCTGCTGAATAATGATCCGGCTTACATCAACCGGCTCCGCGCCTCCGGAAGCGAGAGCCTCGTCAGAGCCTGGTTGGAGGGCGACTGGAACGTGATCGAAGGCGCGTTTTTCCCGGAGTTCGATCCTGTAAGACACGTCATCCCACCCTTACGTATGCCGCTGCACTGGACCCGGTTTCGCAGCATGGACTGGGGCTCGGCCACGCCGTTTTCGATCGGTTGGTGGGTGGTGATCCAGGAGGACATGATCCATGACGCACGACGACTGCCGAAAAATTCCATCGTCCGCTATCGCGAGTGGTACGGCGCCGCTGGCCCCAACAAAGGACTGCGGCTGCCTGCCGACGCCATCGCCAAGGAAGTCGTCAGACGAGAGACCGACGGCCGCGGATTTCGCGAGCCGATCGCCTACGGCATCATGGACCCCTCCGCTTTTCAAGTCGTGTCAGGTCCGAGCATTGGTGAGACGTTTGCACGACAGGGCGTCTATTTCCGGCGTGCCGATAACGCGCGTGTTTCTACGCCGAAGCGGATGGGTGGTTGGGATCAGATCCGCTGGCGCTTGCGAGGCGACGACGACGGCGACCCCATGATCTTCTTCGTCGACCACTGCCGCGACGCGATCCGGACGCTGCCGATGATGCAGCACGACGACGACCGGCCCGAAGATCTCGACACCGAGGGCGAAGACCATGCCGTCGACGAAATCCGCTACGCCTGTATGTCGCGGCCGTTCGGCAACCGCGTCGAAGAGGAGGAGGACCGCAACCCGTTGCTGGTCAAGAACGCGTTTAAGCTAGATGCCCTTTAGGGCAGCTTTCTGCGAAGGGAGCGCAGCTCCCGCAGTAGCTGGACGCGCTCTGATAATTGGCGTATCCCCCTTCTCTGGGGAGACCGCGCATGCCGACAACCACATATGGTGTTGGAGAAGAACGCCCGCCGGGTGTCGATCCCGTCTCGCCCGAAGCCGACCGCCCCGACGCCCCGCAGCAGAACGTCACCGACGCCAAGGACGTCGACACCGGTTGGTGGGAACGGGCGCTCTCCGACGCGGAACGCGCGGAGAAGCCTTGGCGCGCCCGTGGCCGCGACATCGTGCAGATCTACCGCGGCGATATCCCGATCACCCGGCCGCGCGCCACCAGTCGCAGCGCAGCTTCTTCCTATTCCACGGCGCAGACCAATTCCTCGGTCTTCAACATCCTCTACGCCAACACCGAAGTGATGCTGCCGGCGGCGTATTCCAAGCCGCCCGATCCCGTCGTCAGAAGCCGTTTCGTCAAGAAGACCGCGCAGCCGATCGCGCCGCCGCCACCGCCGATGATGGGTCCGCCAGGGATGGGTCCACCGGGTTTAGGCCCGATGGGTCCTCCCCCTCCGGGCGCAGGTCCCCCGGGAGCACCGGGCATGCCGCTGGGTCCCCCGCCGCCAGGCATGGCAGCCGCGGGCCCTTCCGCACCGCCGACACTGTCTCCTGGGGGCCCGACGCCAGGGCCACCACGACCGCCGATGCCTCCTCCTGCCTCATCTTCGCCGGACGGGATGGGGGGAGGACTAGGGGGCCCACCGCCTTCGCCGATGTCGCCCCCGACACCTGGCGGTGGGCCTCCGCTCAGTCCCGAGCCTGGCCCGCCGCCAGGACTTGGGCCCTCATCTCCGGCACCGACGCCAGTCGGACTGCCGGAGCAGAACGATATCGAGACCGCCGCTGCGGTGATGGAGAAAGCGCTCGAAATCGTGGTTGCCGACGAGGCTTCCAACGAAGCGGTCAAATCCGCCGTGCGAGATATGCTGCTGCCGGGCCGCGGCGTCTGCCGTGTCAGATGGAAGCCGATCATCAATCAGGTCCCGGTCGACGATCCCGTGATGGGCGGCCAACTTTCCCACCCCGTCACCGGCGAACCGCAGACCAAAGAGGTCAAGATCTGGGAGACCGTCGACGACGAATATGTGTTCTGGGAAGATCTTCTGGTCGATCCGGTGCGGCAGCACTCGGACGTCTCTTGGCTGGCGTTTCGGCACTTGTTCGACCAACAGTCTCTGTTGCAGGAATTCGCCGAAAGCCCGCAACTGAAGCAGTTGCAAGCCGCCAACCGGCTCTCCGATCTTTTCAAATGGACCGAGGAGACCGCCGCCAAGAGCCCGATCGGCGGCGGTCAAGCACCGAAGGCGGCTTCCAGGCTCGATGCCGTGATCAAAAAGGCGATGGTGTGGGAGATCTGGAACCGCTCCACCAAGGAGATCATTTGGTTGATCCGCGAGAACGGCGGCACCGTGCTGCGAATCGATCCCGACGCGTTGGGCCTCGAAGGTTTCTATCCGATCCCGAAACCGATCTACGCCGTCGTCTCGACCGACACCATGATCCCGAAGGCGTTCTACGATCTCTACGCGCAACTGGCTGCCGATCTGGACGACACTTCGCGACGCATTTCGGATCTCACCGCCAAGATCAAAGTGCGAGGCGGCTACAACGCCGCCAACAAGGACATTGCAAGTCTACTCACCGCCGATGACGGTAAGCTGCTTCCCGTCGACGGCGTCGACCTCATGTCCGGTGGTCTTCAGAACCACATCTGGCTAGTGCCGATCTTGGAGTGGGTCAACGCGTTGAAAGTGTTGTACGACAGCCGCAACCAACAGAAACAGGCGATCTACGAAATCATCGGTCTCTCGGACATCGTCCGCGGCGCCTCCAACCCGTACGAGACCGCGACAGCTCAGCGCATCAAAGGCACCATGGGCACCGGACGGATGCAGGGCGTCAAGCAGTCGGTGGCCAATTTCGTTCGCGATCTGATGAAGATGAAAGCCGACATCATCGCCCAGAATTTCGACGCCGAGACGCTGACCAAGATGACCGGCGAAGACGTCACGCCGCAAGTGCTGGCTATTCTGCGCTCGGACTTCGCAAGGGTCTGCTCGATCGATATCGAGACCGACAGTACCGTCGAATACGACGAGACCACCGAGAAGGAAAGCAACGCCCAGACCATGCAAGTGATCGGCGCCACCATGTCGGCGGCGCAGGGCATGCTGACCACCGGTCTGCTGCCGCCGCCGATGGTGATCCAACTCACCCTCGAAATGACCAAGATGATGTTGCACCCCGTCAGACACTCG